AGTACATTGAAGTTGGTATGTTTGTTGATATCTACACAAACGCCGATACTAACGCTGCCAATGTTCTTGCTAACGCTAACGTTCAAATTACCAATTTGACAGGCCCTGTGGCCGGAGTTTACACTATTACATTTGGTAGCACTGTAACTGCTACTGCGGCTGGCTTCTTTCTTACTCGTACTGGTTCTCGTTCAAAGGAACCTGTTGGTTTTGAGCAAATGATTGCTGGTCTTACTAATAATAACGCTCTTGGTGATGGTACTGGTGCTCTTTATGGTATTACTCACTCTACATGGACTGGTAATATGGATTCGACCGCAGGAACTATTTCTGAAGGTCGAATGATTAACCTTGTCGATGTTATTCGTGCTCGTGGTGGACGTACTACTGTTGGTTTTTGTTCTCTGGGTGTTCGTCGCGCTTATGCAAATCTTTTAGAGCAGCAGCGTCGTTATGTAAATACCACTGAGTTTAAGGGTGGATTCTCAGGTCTTGCATTTACTACAGACTACGGTGAGATTCCGATTGTTGCAGACTTTGATTGCCAGACTGGTCGTCTTTATTTCCTCAATGAGAAGGAAATTACCATTTATCAGAGTGGCGACTGGTCCTGGATGAACCGTGATGGAAGTATGTGGCAGAGACTTATTGATGCTGCTGGTGAATATGACGCTTATCGTGCTCGTATGTATAAGTATTGGCAGCTCGGCACTCACCGTCGTAACTCTCACGGTATGATGACGGGCATTACCGAAGCTTAATATGATGATTAGTAGTATTACGAGGGTATCTGCTGGATACGTTGGTAATTCTAAAGGCATTGGTACAGTTATTTGCGATATACAAGATCCTAGTCCTGGACGTTGGAGGGTTAGGGGAGTAATTAGACATAATCGTGAAGATGGTTGTAAATTAATTATTGGTGGTGTAGTAATTATGGCTAGAATTCCACAACAAGCTGGAACTACTAGTGATTTTGGTCCATTTATTGTAGACATTAATAATAGATCTGGTAATGTTGAGTTACAACTAGCTGTAGCCACAGGAAGCTCAGGCACCGCTTCTGGATGTCTTTATTTAGAGAACTTACAAGGACAATGATAGTAGCTTCAGCTAGCCATATACATGTTGGATATGGCAATCCGTATCTAGAGTGTGGTGAGTGCGGCGAGAGAGTAACTTATTGGCATGATCCTGCTCGCTGTGGCTGTAAAGCTAAAGCTTATAACTATCCTTGCAGACATGAGAATAATGTTCGATCTAGGTGTCGAACTTGGACTATTGTTGATGGTTGTTGTTGTAATCCTACGTGTAGACGTTAGTGGTAAGGTGGTCAATTCGGCCACCTTACCTCTTTTCAGGGGAAGGGAAAGTTAGATGACAAGCAAGAGTCGCGATCTCTCGGATATACTCGGTGATAATAAAAACCCGAAGGATTTGAAAGACCCGAAGAACCCGAAGGAATCAAAAGATTCTACAGATTTAAAGCCTACTGTGTCTGAGGAAGACAGAGAAGCAAAGAAAGACAGAGAATTAAAAGAAAACACATATGCAAGGGAAGAGAGCGAAGTAAGGGAAGGTACAGGAATTAAGAAGGAAACTCCCGTTGTCGTTAAGGGAAATGTTAAGGTTGAAGGCGACAATGAAATTAGGGAAGATCGCGTAGAGGATTTTGACACTAGAGGTAATGAAATTACTGATAATTATCCGCTAGATTGGGAAAAGGCTCCTGCCGGTACTGTTATTGCATCTGGTGCAGTTCCTTCTGATAATGCTGTAGTTGTCAATGAACTTCCTAGATCTGTTTATGCTGGTGAAAATGAATATGATGATAAAGGTTTTAAAGATGATGAGGATACAGAGCAGCCACCAGAAACTGAAGAACCTCCTGTTGACCCTCCTATTGAAGAAACTGAACCACCAGCTCGTGAAACTCACAAAGTTCCTTTTACTGAATCTCCGCGTAGTGATGCTTCAAGAGATGTGGAATCGGAATCTAACAAGGGCACAGATTTAAAGTCATCGGAACTCAAGTCCAATAAGTAATGTCACAGGCTGACGAATGGATCTCGGCCGAATTTCAGAATTTGGCCGAGATCATTAACGATTACGACCATCATTTATTTTTAGAATGGATACCGCCTGCTCAACAGCAAGAATTAACAGATAAATCTAAAGTTTTTCGCATTATTGATGATCGTACAAATAAAATTGTTCTTTATGCAGATTCTCTTTCAAATCCTCAGGAAATTCTGACACGATTATGGAGTATGGACAGTGACAAGGGTAACGTTCTAGCACGTATGGATGCTAAAAATGCAGCTATTGAAGCCTTGAGGCTTAAAGAAAGATTAGATAAAATGGAGGAAGCTAAGGACTTCTCAAGTTTTATTATTAAGAACAAAAAGAGCAGGTGGATATATAACGGTAGAGTCAGAGATGATGAATTTAGGAATCTAGGACCCGTACGAAAGGTAATTGAGTGATTAAAGAAGCTTACAGAACTTACTGCGCTGGTCTTTTTGAAGGTGAAGGCAATATTAGGTATTATGAACATACTACTCGTACCGGAAATGTGAAGCGTAGTATTCGTATTTCTATTGGAATGACTGATATTTATCCTCTACAGTTATTTTATGATATTATGGAAGTAGGAACACTTAGGGAGAATGCTCAGTTTGGTCTTAAGAGTACGAAGCCTATTCATATTTATTCTGCGAGTAGGTTTGAACATGTTCAATTTATTGTTTGTAATATCTGGGATTGGCTTTCTCCAAGGCGGAAAGAGCAAATTAAAACGAGTATAACTGCATACACCAGTTGGAAGGGAAAGCGCACTCCTTACTCTCTGTCAAGAAATGAAGGAGGAGGTGACTGAAATAAATGTTCAAGATATTATAACAAGAATCCGTCGCACCTTTGGCGATGAAGCAGCCGTTCAAATTCAAGATGCAGATATTATTAGATGGATCAATGACGGTCAGGTTGAGATTGTCAAGAATAATGAAGCAGCATTACAAAAAACTGGATTCATTGATTTGGTAGCGGGAACCTCGCAGTACAACTTACCTAGTGATTTACTTATTCTGCGAACATTGCGCTATAAATATACGAGTATGCCTAGTTACGTGGCTTTAAAATATATGAACATGCAGCAATTTGACATATCTATCGATAGTTGGGATGGAGCACTATACGGAAATAGTAGTCCTCAAATTTTTACTTTGTTTGAAGGTAAAGCAACTCTATTTCCAACTCCTGATCAAGATGCAATTTCAGGCTTGAAGATTCTTTATAATCAACAACCTTTAGATGTTGTTTTACTTACAGACAACTTATCAGTGCCGATTATATATCATAATACAATTGTCAGTTATTGTATGTGGCAAGCAAGTCTCTTGGATGAGGATCATGAACCTGCTCTTATGTATAAGAGTACCTTCCAGCAGGATATGCAATTGGTTAATAATCAAGAAACTAGAGATCCAATGGCTACATATCCCACTATTACCACATTGAGTGAAGATTTATAATGGCAAAAGAAATTTTAAAACTTGGAGCATTTACAGGCGGTCTTAACATTGAAGCAGATCCAACTCTTATTGCAGATAATGAATTAGCATCCTGTATAAATTTTGAATTGGATGTAGATGGTTCACTTCTTAGTAGACCTGCTATTCAAACAATGGCTAATGGTCCAGTTAATAACAGAATTCTTATTTTTGGATCTGCCGTACTCGGTGGTACTCTTTATTTATTTGCTACCTTCGGAGGTAAAACTTACGTAAGTTCTAATAATGGCGCGGCATGGAGTGAATTAGCTCCTGGTGGTGTTTCTCGTGAGTGTAGAACTATGGAAGTTTATACTAATAGTTCTAATATTCCCGCGGTTTGGTTACCTACAACTCCAACTAGTTCTGTCACAGGTGGAATGTCTTGGACTCCCAGCGGTGGTTCAGTTACTGTGGCCGCTATGCCTAAAGGAGATAAATGTGTAGTACATAAAAATAGGCTTTATATCTGTCCAGGAGATTCCGCTACTACTAATTCGTCGCAGTTATCATTTTCTGCTCCATCAGATTTTACTACCTGGCCTGGTAATAATTTCTTTCTGATTCAGCCAGGTGATGGAGATACTCTCAATAATATAGCCGTTTACCAAGATAATCTTATGCTATTTAAGGGAGAGAGCACACATTTACTTGCGTATGATTTAGATCCAATCGATGCAATTGTTCGTGAAATTAATCCTGTAGTTGGTTCCACTGGAATTTGGGGAGTAACTCAGTACGAAAATACACTATACTGTCTGCATCGAAATAAGGTATATGAAGTTAATAACTACACATTCTCTTTGTTAAATCTTAAGGTTCCTTTAGTATTCGATAATGCATTACCTGCGGGTACGACAGCTCGTTATGAGCCACAGCATATCAGTATGATGGGGGAGAGGTTAATTGTAAGATATTATAATAGAACATATTCATTTCAGCTAAGAACACGAACTTGGAGTGAATGGCGTAAAACTGATGTTAATTCTACTATTGAATGGCATATATTTGGACCTTTAATTCGTACACGAGATTTAACTGGTTCAGGATTCGACAGTTACTATGCAGGTTACTCTTTTGATGTATCTTCAGGTGGTTGGAAGGTTTTTAGAACTGTAGATGGTAGACCCGCCTGGTCGTCAGAGGGGGATGGCAGTAGTAACTCTTTTTCTTGTACTGTAACTACTAAATATTATGATATAACTACTCCTATTAACTATAAGAGATTATTTTGGTGGGGTGCAGATGTTCTCACTGGCCAGACTATTGTTGGGTCTGTAACTCCTATCTCTCTTATTAGTTCTGTTACTTGGAATTCATTAGGTATTCTTACCTGGGCAGATTTATTAACATGGGGCGCTCCTATTAGTGGTCCTGTTCCTTTTAGTGAAACTATTCCCGCTGATAATACAGTTAATACATCTAAGATAATCAAATTTGGAAAAAGTTTAAGGTTTAGGAAGGTTAATTTTTCAATTCAATTGACTACTACGGGTAATCCAACTCAACCAACTAAACTTTTTCAACTTTTCATTATAGTTGCCAAGAAGCAAACAGTCAGCGCTCGTGTTACCTAGGAGGTGAGTCAAACGTTATATCAGGGTAAACAGTTTCTCCCCTACAGTGCCGGGGATAAAGTCTACGGTGGTGGGAGAGATGCACCAAATTTAGGTCCAGTTGATCCTCTTGGGTACAGGGAACGAGATTTGAAGTACCAAGCACGACGCACTGCAATGCAACGACGTTTGAAAGCACTGAAAGAAGGTAATTATATGAGTCCTGATATTGGGAGAGAGTTCTAAAATGACATTACCTATGTCTAATGATTTTGGTGTGAATGCTGCTGCTAAAAGACCTCGAAGAAGAACAGGAGTTCAACCTCCATCTTGGCTTGACCCGAATAAAGTTAAATATGAATTTGGAGGGAAAGAACCCCAAGCTCATATTCAACCTATTACGCCCATTAAACCACTTACATCTGTAATGTCTCCGCTTGACCGGTATTTAGCCGGAGATTCTACTTATCAACAAACACTCAGAGGAAATAAAAGAACTTTAGCTGATTTCCTTAGTGAATTAGCTCGCCGCCGAGGTGAGGCTGGAACACAATTTAATAAGACACAAGCGTCTATGAATCGTGATGCAGAAGATCAATTAAATGACTTACGAGAGGAATTCGCTTCTCGTGGAACAATTCAATCTGGACTTTACGGTAAAGCGCAGGGTAACTTTCGTGAGAAATTCGCAGAACAAATAGACGCGCTTAATCAGCAGCAAACGGGTTTACTTTCTGATTTACTGTCCCAAGAAACAAATTATCGTAGAGAAAATAGCCTTGCTAATGAAGCCGCTAGACAAGAAGCAATTTTACGCAGAGCTGAAAAATATAGAACTGGAGTTAAATAGTGTTTGACACACCTGGTGACGTAAGTTTAATAGGTCCCTTATATAATTTAGCTAGAAATTTAGGTAGAAGTGTAGGTGCAAGGTACTTAGGAAGTCAGCTTCAACGTACTGCTACGCAACCTATGCCTTTTGTATTACCTAATACTTTAAATTTAGGTGCATCTCCACGTAGCAGTAATCCAAATGTAGGAAATCAATTAGGTAATGCTATAGGGAGGACTCTCAGCAGTCTTCCAAGTATGCGTGGTAATATAGCTCAGCCCCAGGAACCTAAAAATCCTTTAGTAGACTTATACGCACAACTTATCGATCAGTTACAACAGCCTGCAAACGTTCCAACAGGTATTGATACCAAAGATCTAATGAATCAAATACAGAAGGCTATTAACCCCATCTATGATCAAAGAACTAAAGCTGCCGAAGAACGCAGTGGAAGATACCGCAAAGAAGTTGCAGGAATGTTTAAGGCACTAGCTGATGATTACAAGCAGTTAGCGCCACAGCAACTCGAACAGGCTCAGCAGTCTCAAGAAGATATTCAAGATTTATACGGACAGTTGAGAAGTAATATTAAAGGCGATTACGCCAGAGTTTCTGCGGACCAGGCTAATGAATTTAAGAGACTTGGAATTGAACAGGCACTTCCTGATGTACTAGCTAAACAACAAGCACCTGTTCAAGACGCATTAATTTCAGCAGCACAGAATCAAGCACAGCAACAACAACGTTATGAAGATATTGGAAATACGGATGCTGAATACTATCGAGAAGGTTCTCCTAACGCCATTCTTACAGGTAATAACATTAGAACTGATATGCTTGCTGAACTCGGTAATTACTTAGATCAAATTGATGCAGAACGAACATCAGGTATTCAAACTGGTTACTTAGATCAATTAGGTCAAGCGCAGAATAGATTAGCACAGCAGCAACAGAATGCTTATTCTGAGAATAGCCGTCGTCAGCAGATGTTATGGGAAATGCTTCAGTCTCAACTAAGTGGAGCTGGTTCTAGTAATTCTAAAGCGAGTGCACTCGATTCGTACATGTCTCAGCTACCACCTGAATTGCAGCAGCGTGTGGCCAGTTCCTTTACTCAATTGCAAAGAAGTCCTGAATCTGTTTACGGTAAAGTTGAAGACCCGCGTAATCCTGTTCCTGGTACTTTTGTTGAAACTACTCCTGAATGGTATATGGCACAGGCAGATGAATTATTAAAGCGTGGTCAGATTGACCCACAGACACACCAAGCTTTGTTAATGTATTTACAACTCTACTACGGTAAGGGTAAGTAGTGTCTAATCGAGATCTCACTAATGCACTTGCTAACTTAGTGAGAGCAAATGCGACTACTCGTAAACCTAGTTTTGAGCAAGTGTCAGGCTTATCTAACGCTATTATTTCTGGTGCTGGATTACAGAAACCCTATCAATCTACAGCTAAATTAAATCATGAAGATGTAAGAGGACCTAGTTTTGTTAACAGAGTTCTTGATGTTATGTCTCGTCCTCTTTACGGTACTCTCAATGCACTCAAAGGACAGATGGAACGTAACAAAGATAAGAGTCTCGGTGAAGCAGCTTTGAATAATGCTGCGGTTTTATTTCCTGCAGCACTTCCTGTTACGAATCCTGAACTGGCACATGACATTTGGCAAGGTTTATCTGGTAAAGAGAAAACTACAGGATCAGATATTGTTGGAGTAGTTGAAAAAGAAGCAGGGAAAGAATTACCCGGTTGGGCTAAAGGTACAATTGGTTTAGGTCTTGATATTGTAGCTGATCCTTTAACTTATGTTGGTGGAATTGGATTAGCAGGAAAAGTAGGTAAAGGTGCTAAAGTAAGCACAGAAGCTCTTTCTACACTTGAAAAAGGTACTGGAAAGTCAGCACAAAACCTCGCAAAAGAAATTGAAGAACGGGCCGCCCGTCAATCTGGGGATCTCAACACGACCATCCCAGAACGGGGAGCCCCTGCGCCCTCTGTAGACGCTCCTCCACGCCTGTTTGAGGCTGGTCCTGGTCCAATGAGGGTAGAGGGGCAAGCCCCGGAGAGAGCCGCTCAGCGGGCTGAAATACAGAAGATAAATGACGTTTCGGAGACAAATTTAAATAGAAAGCCAATTGCCGCAATTGCTGCTGAACCTGCTCAACAAACTTCTCCTGCCTTAAAAATGCTGGAAGAAACTTTGCAAAAGAGCAGAGCAGGTAATGCGGCTTTGAAGGATATTGCACCTAAACTTCCTCAGCGTATGGATCATTTAGCAACTCTTAAAGTTATTAACGAGAGCATTGAAGCCACACGAAGTCCTATTGTTAAGAATCTTTTACGAAAAGAAGCAGAAAAGATTCAAGCAGGTGTGCGGCCGGCTGATATTCTTAGCGAAGCAAGAGTTAAACCTACACCATTCCCAGATATTAATATTGGCGACAGGTGGGTTGAAACCGCCCGTGTGGCTGCTCAGAAGTTCTTAAAGAGAAATCGCATGAAAAATATCAACCATGTGGGACAAACTAACCTTTACAATACAATTCTTAATGCTGCCAGTAAGGTGCGTAAGGATCGTAGAGGTTTTACAGTTCTTCAGATGCTCCGTGTGGCTGAAGATGAAGTATTAAATGCTGGACGTCATTTAACTGATGCAGAAGGTTTAAGTGTTCGTTTGAGTGACGTAGCAAATATGACAGGTGGACCAAGAGCTTTAACTCCTAAGTTAGTTGATGATTTTAGAAAAGCTCGACCTTCCCAGCAAGTTGAAGATTTGAAGTCTTTTAATGCACCGGAAGTTGCTGCTAAAGTTCTTGATCCCGTTGTTGAAACTGGCGCTCAAGTTGCAAAAGCTACTGAACATTTACCGCCGAGCCAAACTGTGCAAATCGGATCGGATATTTCTCGTGAACTCACCAAGCTTGCAGAAAAAGCTGGAGCTTCTAGCAGAGAAGCAAAGACCGCAAAAGCTTTTATTGATGACTTATTTAACCCAGCTCGGGATAAATTGTACTCAAAGATTGAAAATGCAGCACGTGATTTGGTACGTCAGACACAGACAGGCGTCGTTAATCCTGAAACGATGTATAAGATAACGGATGCAACATATAAAGCTCTCGGTGCAAATCCAAAGATTTTGGGAAGACAATTAAAGCAAGAAATGGTCGTCGAAGGTATGATGACCAAATTTGCTACTTGGTGGGGAGCGAAAGATCTCAAACCTTTCTCTCGTGAATATATAGACACGGCTAGGAATGTAGCATCTGCATTTGCAGAAACTATGACACCTTTAGTAAGAAACACTAAACCCTCCCAAAGAGTTTCTGCGTTTGCTGTGGCCCAGGGTAAAATGGCAGCAGGTTCAAGAGAAGAACAATTATTAGCAGATCAATTTAGTCACATTATTCAGCGTCTAATGGGTACACATGGAATTACAGATAATTCTGAGGCTGTAGTTCTTCGTAGTGGTACTGTTATGAAAGAGCTTAACGAGCAACTTCCTAAAGAACTTCAATTTATTGACAGTAAGGGTGTTGACAAACTCGGTAGAGAGTTTGATTATACTGACGGTCAATGGATGCATTCATGGAAAGAGTGGAGTCCTAAAGAACCTGCGGAATCAATGTATCAATTAACACGAGCACTTCAAATGGTAACTCGTAAAAATACTATGTGGGATGACGCAGCAGCTCGTTGGGGAATGCCTGTAAAGGGTGCAGAATATCAATATACAGCTCACGGCATTGACAGATTAAAAGGTACCTATTTCCCAAAACAAATTGCTACTCAGTTAAGTAATCTACAAAGTCAGCTCGAACGCGATATATTTAAAGTACCACATAAGTCTGTTGAACTATTTGACAAAGTGCAAAGAATGTGGAAGACTGGAGTTACAATCTATTCACCTTCACATCATATCAGGAATTTAAATGGCGACATTTACCTGGCAGCACTTGATGGTGTGGTATCTCCTAAACCTTACAATATTGCTGCTAAAATATTACATGCCTATCCGACGAGACACAAAGACCTCGAATCAGTATTTAATATTATGGATCCCCATTTACGTGAAAACGCATTGCGTGCTCGTCCTGGTAATATAGTATTAACTACACGCGCTGGCGAAAAAATGACCGCTCAGCAAGTATATGAAGCTGCGGAAAGTCAAGGTATTTTTTCACGAGCAGCAGACTTAGAAGATTTAATGGGTAATACTACGTCTCCAACATTTGGAACTTTGGGAAATAAATTCCAACCTTTCGGGGGTAAAGTTCACGGAGCAGCCACACGCGTATCTGAATTAAGAGATCACTGGGTAAGACTTGCACACTTTGTAGATGTACTGAATAAGAGTAAAGCACCGCTTCGTGTGGCTATTGAACAAGCAGGTAGACGAGTTAAAAAATTCCATCCAGACGGTACAGATCTAACAGGATTTGAACAAAATATTCTCAGACGTGTAATTCCTTTCTATTCTTGGATGCGTAAGGCCACACCGCTAGTTATTGAAGGTGCAATTATGCGCCCACATATTACTCTTGCATTCCCTAAAGCAATGGCTAATATTCAAGCTGCAACAGGAATTGAATCAGAAGGTCCTGGAGATCCTTTCCCGATGGATCAAATGTTCCCAGATTGGATTAAAGAAAAAGGAATTGGTCCTATCTTACAGCCAGGTTCTGGTTTAGGTAGAGATCAAACATGGAGAGGAAATGCTCCTGGTTATACTATTGTTGACCCGTCTAACCCATTCTTAGATCAAGCACAGCAAATTGGCTCCCCGACAAAAACTATTCTTAGTTCTCTTTCTCCAGGAGCAAGAATCCCGATTGAATTACTTACTGGACAGACTTCTCTCGGAATTCCATTAGAAAATATCGAAGGTGGAACACCTGGCTATTTAGCTCAACAGATTCCCGCTGTAGGAATTGGAGCACGTCTCACGGGTGCTACGCGAGATAATGAACCGTATAATCCAGAACAACTTATTAACTGGTTAACAGGTGCAGGAGTAACAGGAACAGGCCCTTATAAAGGTCAAGCTCAAGTTGAGATTAGACAAGCCCTTGCAGAACTTGCTAAAAAGAATAGAGGTGACTATAGGTGAACCTTGTAGAACAATTACTAAGTAATGCTAACCCTGTGGCCCGAACTCAAATGGTGCAGCCTCAAAATTCATGGATTCAAGATTTGGTGAGAAGCAAATACCAGCCACAGCAAGGCCGAATTAAGCACACGCCTGTAGGTTTCAACTTTACTCGTGAGCCTTTTGATCCAAGTTCGTATTATAAGTCTTTAGACCTTATCAGAAACTCTTCAAATACAGCCACAGCAACTGTGCAGCAAGAAGCATTTAATAAAGAAGCTGAGGTGCAGGCAGCGGAGGCAGCAAAAAGACGTGAGTCTATCACTCAAGCTTTGAAGAATATTAACCCTAAGATTAATTACACTAATATTCCTGGTATGAATTTTCCTGTAGTGGGTGGGCCTACCGGTGGTGGAGGAATGGCTTATCCAGTTCAAAAAGGATTAAGGAATTATGGATTAAAAGGTGTCTCTGGAAATGTAGCAAATGCGGCCAATTATTGGGGTTCTCGATACGGAATCCAAGATGTTGGCGGATGGCGTGCACACGGTTCAGTTCCAGGATCAGATCATCCGCATGGTCGAGCTTTAGATTTTATGACCTATAAGGATAGTAAAAAAGGGACAGCTCTTGCTAACGATGTGATTAAAAACTATAAGCAGTGGGGTGTCAAATACGTTATCTGGAACCGTTACATCTGGAACCCCCGAGTAGGGTGGCACAAATATAATGGACCATCACCTCATACAGATCATGTGCATGTATCTTTTAACAAATAAAAAGAAAGATACGCGAACAAAAAGAAAGGCACCTAGACCACTTCCTCGGTCTAGGTGCCTTTTTATGTCTATGGAATTTTTTCAAATATGCGATTAAAATCTTCAGAGTGGTACCAAGCCGTGTGGCCAGATCGTATATAGCCTACTTTAATCAAACCACCCGTCTTTTTTAGAATTATTACTGTTCGGAACGGATGCTCCCTGTTGCGAAACAGAGTTGGTTTCATCAACCTCCAAAGTATTAGCGCAATCAGCGCATTGATCGGGAAGTTGCCCTGTGACATGGACAATATCTAATCCATTACACAGTGAAGGTTTTTCAGTATCGTTTAAGACAACTTCGACTGAAGTTGCGCCTTGCTTCAAGCTGGCAAAGTACATACCATCTTTTTCGGCTCTCTTTCTTTCATACTCACATATCTGTTCTTCTAAAGTTCCTTCTCCTGATAAAACTTCTGAAACATACCACTCCGGTACTACCTGAAGGAAAAACTCTTGAGTAAACTTAAGCATCATGCTGCACCAACTTAAAGTTGTGAGTAATTAAGTAATGTCGACAGAAAGTATCTTTAGCCTCCACAAGTTTAACTAGCGCCGCAGTCAGCTGTGGCCCATCTTTGAGTCTATTAACTAATGTGAAAGCGGCCACACGAAGTGGTTCAACTACTGTTCGCAATTCAGGATGTAGATCCATATCCGAGAAAAATTGTAATATTTGTACAGTCTCATGTCCCCTTAATGCAAATTTTTCACGGATGTCTATAGGACTTATTCCAGATTCCACGTCATTACCTTCCCACTAGGTGTAACAGCGTAAATAGGAACTTGAAGAGTCCTAGCATACCTAATAGTTGACCATGTACCCGATCGAGTTATCTCACGTTCAGTTCGAGGAAAACCGAGGAGAAGTTTACTCGCCTTGACAATGTCCTGATTTCTCTTTAAGTAATAACGTGCTGGAAGCACCAAGTCGTTAACTATACAATTAGCCCTCATTGCAATCATACCATTGCCAGGGTGAGCAATAATATATGTACCTCGAACAGAGAAAATTGTTGCTACTTCGTCATCAGATCCGATACAGTCTCCATGATGTAGAACATTAATTTGATTCTTCTTGTACGTAGAAAAATCTTCAATCCAGTCTCTTTGCTCCTCAGTCAGACCATCACGAGATCCTGTAGTTCCGATACTTCTGTACCTAGGCATTATACTTTCTCGGAGTCTTCCCCATAAAAATCTCCTACAAACCGCATACCACCTTGTCCCTGACTATTACCAACGCGAAATCCAGCGCGTACCATAACATGATCACAAGGAACTTTCTGGCATTCGTGATCAATATCTGTCATAGCATATTCAATATATCCTTCAAAACTATCACCAGCTTGTACGTGATGAGTTATACTTGACAAGATGTTTGATAGTTCAGCATAGGTTACTATGGCGAATTTTTGTGGCATTAGGCATTATACTTTCTCAGCAAATCTGCTGCGTTAACTTTACCATGCCTAACAGCCCAGTACATAAAATGAACATGAGCATCCAAGGCATGATTTTGTGGATTACTCTTTGGCAAGGGTTTCTCACCTATCCATTTATAGCCAGTGGCCTTTACTGTGGCCGGCTGTCGAATAAGGTTAATATCTTTTATTTCAGCCCAACTTTCAACTCTGCCGATAACTCGGGGAGTCTTGAGATCTGAGTATATGTGCTGCCGTGCTTTATTGGGATAAACTTGATATCCTTCAATAATACAAAGCTTGACGTGATCGAACTGATGGAGAAATTTTGTAATATCTTCAAAGTAAATAGTAGTCATGAATTGTAGGTGAAAATTAACATTATAGCCACAGATTCCATTAGATTCACCAGGATCAATTCCTAGGTATGTTACTGGATTTTCGGGTGAGTTAACTGCTTCTTTTAAACGGATAAGATCCTCTGTCGTCAATCTTTTCTGAGCGGTGCTGGAAATCACTTAATTTTCCCATTCTTGCGCCTAGGATGAATCTAAGAAAAGCTTTCTTTATTTCGGAGACTTATTCTCGTCTATTGTTTTGCCTTCTCGATGTTGACAATCGCAGTAAGTACCTCCAATACATTTAGTATGATTCTTATTTCTACATTCTTGACAAACGAAGCTTTCCATAGTTACCTCAATTAGAAGTTGGATTTACTGTCTGCCTTATCTTTCTGCGCTTTCCAGCTATAGCTCCTAAGGTAATAAGACACATTCCCATGAAGTTCTGTTCACATTCATGAGTTTTGTCATTACATTTTTCTCTGTGTAATTTTAGGAGCTTATTCTGTAGTTCGTTAGTAAGCTCATCAATGGTATCGCAGTGTCCATTCAGAAGTTCATATGCCTCATCCTGTATGCCTGCCACTATTCCTTCCCTTCAATCACCAAGTCAATAGCTGCTTTAAGAAAATGAATATCGACATGGCCTCCTTGGTGTAATTCTGTGAGTCTTCGTGTGACGTCATTAAGTAATTCAGCTCCAAAACGATCAGATAGAGCTAATAGTTCCGTAATAATAGCAGCAGCTCCATCAGGACCAAACATATAACCTACATGTACTCGATCTTTACTTTTATTAACACGACCATCCATGGTCATAAAGATAGCTTGTTCTTGTAGCTCTCCTGTGCGCACTGCGTCAACAGTACAAACTTCCATTGATTCAAATAGTACAATATCTGTCAAGTCTAGGAAACTAGCTCCTGTATCTCTACTTCCTCCTATCGATACAATTGATCCTCCAAAATTGCGAGGATTAGACGCACCTGTAGGTTGTACTAATTTCTGTAAATCACCTACTAATTTAGTCCTCTTTCTTGGATTTCCATATTTACCTTTTTTAGTGCTCACTTTCTACCATCCTACATATTCCATTCCATCAATTTCTAGATCTACTGCAAATTTAACACCGAGTGAATTACTCTCAGGTACATCCTCAAGTGTTTTCTTAATGCGGTATATATCATAGTTCTTATCTGCCTCGCATGTAATAGAGTCATGTACTTGGAGAACGATAGGTTCATTTTTAAGAGCTAGCATCCTTCTTTTGACAATCTCAAATGCGCCACCTTGAATAACAGCATTGAAAGCTTTACGTGCTTCATCCTTATTTAAATGTCTACGACGTCCAGTCCAATATTCGATATATCCATCATTCAGTGCAAGCCGTGTGGCTCGTTCACTGATCTTTTTGAATCCCGGCCAAGTTCCGTGATATTCTTCATAGAATTCATCTGACTCTCTTCGGGACATTCCTAGCACTAATGCGACCTTGTTTTTTCCTGCGCCATATAGCGTGGAATAAACAAAAGTCTTAATTTGATGCCGGGGGCGCTGTAGATGCGAAGCCATTTCATCGAAGATATCAGCACCAGAGTTGAAAATTTCGAGAAGTCCATATTCTTTTGCATACGCAGCAGCGAGCCGAAACTCGACTTGCTTAAAGTCAAAGCTGTAATGTAGTAAATCGTCTTGTCGTGGAATAAACGCTTTTTTAACGTCACCGTTCCAAGGTTTACTACTGCCTCTTGGAATCTGTTGGAGATTAGGCTTTTCGCAACTAAGACGACTCGTTCGCGTCCCATGTACTTTGTAGTTAGGGTGTAGAATTTGATCGTCATCCATTAAGTCCAAATACGCTTGATAGTTAGAACTAACAGTTTTCTGCCAGCCTCGATACGTCAAAACCTTTTGTGCCGTCTTATCGTTCATTGTTTCAAGATAAGTCTCATACTCAGCCATTGCTTCTTTGTCAAACGAAGGAGAACCACTTGCATTTCTCTTGAGAACAGGCAGTTTTAATTCATTGAGAAGATATTCGCCAACCTGCTTAGAACTGCCAGGATTCCAACCCAATTCGTCTAGAATCTGATTCAAAATTTTTGTTCCTTCAATTACCTTAGTATGCGAAAAAGGAACATTAATCTTAATGCCTCTATTTTTAATACGAGCCATCAGTCGGATGAATTCCTGCTCGTGCTCCCAGAGACTGCTCATTCCTCATATTTCTCTTTCTTATCGCATTTAACTGACCTAAAAGAACATCTAGAGCATTACTTAGTCGTCGTTGCTCATTCTGTAGTTCTGCAATTTTAACGTCAAAATCTAGAAGTGTTTCTATCAGCCAGTTAATACTGTCAAGTTCAAGTTCACACTCATCCCCTTCAACTTGTAGTATATAATTAATCTTGGCTATCCTTTGTATGTCTTCCTTAGTTAACATTCACATATCACGTTCCCTCATCCCCGCAAAGATCGCAAATAAGAGCAGTACCCCCCGCAAGCCAGGTATTTTTTTCATGATTACATACTGCCGTCATATAATGACAGACATCACAAACTGTTACTTCAATACTTCCTCGTTCATTCTCCATCTGA